ATTTTTGATACCTAAACCAACTGCACTATAGATACTATAAAACCCTGTCTTTTTTGTTGCACCAGTTCTTGGATCTCTTAATCTCTGTGATGTAGACTTAAATCTTGCCTCTGGTACTACTTGACTTGCAATCTTTTTGACATAACCTTTATCTCTAAAGGCATCGTGTATGTCGGCAGGGTCACCAGACCAAGGTGTGACTAAAAAATACTGAGCGGCAGCAGGACTTTTACCACCAAACTTCTGCACGCCTGTCATCGCTTCGTAAGTAAATGCATATGCAAACTTTGGATTTCTCGCAAAGGTTGTTCTTAAATCTTTCTTAAACCTTTGGTGTATTTCATTAGTTTTATTAATCAGTTCTGACTTCTTATTCTTTACAAGTTCTGCAGCATTACCCTCTACATCAGGCATTGTAGTAGACATCATTTCTTTAAAATAACCTTCTAAAGTTTTGATTGCACCATCAATAGGAATATTACCAGTACGACACGCTGCATAAAATGTAGCGGTGGCTTCTGATTTACCACCACTCATCAACTGAGCACCTTTGCCAGTCTTTAATGATATTCTTTTGTTACCGATAATGAAATCGGTCTTGGGAGTCTTGGTTGCACCGGGAGCCTTACCTCCTGGAAAATATTGGGCCCAATCAGATGTAACATCATATGCATTTTTGGGCATCTGACCTTTGCCGGTCAGTCTTAAATCTTTTACAATTTTTTCACCGGCATCTGGTGAGATTTTCTTATCTCTTGGTTTATATGCTGGGCCGCCGGCAGCTGCAACAATGAGTTTTTCCATCTCAAAGGCGGCAGATGTTTGTGCTTCTTGTAAAATAAATTCTTCAAAGGATTTCATCCTAATATTTATTAAACTTTGAAGTCTGCAAACCTATCAATTACTTCTTCTTCCTGCCCTGTATCTACTAAATCTTCTTGAGCTGTCTGATTAACGTCATATAATTTCATCTTGGCTCGATCAACACCAATGATAAATTTCTTATTGGATGTTGGGTCTGCATATCTATTCTTTAATTGTTTAACTAACATCTGATTCAACTCTTGTAATTCGTCTGTTGATATCAAAGCAAACATTAAATCAGCAGTCGCTGGTAACCCAAATGATTCACTGGTATCTTCCAAACCAATATCTGTTGATACAAACCCACTTCTTGTCGTTTGCGTTGCGCTCATAATTGGTATATTAAATTCTACTGCAAGACCTCTCATTTCTTCTGCAATGCCTTTGATATATGTGTAAGAGTTTACATTACTACCGTACTTAAATCGACTAGATGCACAGATGTTTATATAATCTATGAACACAATGTCTGGTTTAAATTCTTTCTTCAACTGCAACTCATTTAGTAATGCACGAAAATGACCACAATGAGCTGAAGCTGTTGGATACTCTTTGACTATCAGATTACCTTGAGTCTTTTTCTGTATTCTACCAAACTTATCATCATACATATGTCTAGGAAGATCATGCAAATCATCCATAGTCACATTCATTAAGTTGGCATCAATTCTCTCTGCAATCTTTTCTTCAGCCATCTCTAATGTAATATACAATACATTCTTACCCTGCATCAAAGTTGATGCTGCAACATGACACATGAATAATGATTTACCTACACCTGTGCCGGCGAGTGCAATATTCAATGTCTTATTTGGTAGACCGCCTTTTGTAATACGATTAAAGAAATCTAAATCAAATGGAATCTTATCTTCTGTCGTATGATAGAACTCATATCTATCATCATGCTGTTCCATATAATCATGGCCGATATGTTTATCAAAAGAAACAGCCAATGCCTCTGACAAGATACTTGGTAAAGCATCTGGAGACTTATCTTTTTCTTTACCATCTATGATATGAATACCATTGAGTATGGCATTATAAATGGCTTTATCTTTACACCACTTTTCAGTTTGATCTACTAACCAATCTAAATCAGTTGGTGTTTCTACTAAATCAGAAAAATATTCTATTGAGGATTTATACTGCTCCTGATTTAAAGCAATCTTCTCAATTTCTATAGAAAGAATATCTATAGTAGGATTTCTTTTATATTTTTCTACATATTCCCATATGGTTTTAAATATAATTTTTTCTATACCGTCTTGGAAATATTCTTCTTTTAAAAAAGGAATTACTTTTCTACTATATTCCTCATTATAAATTAAATTATTCAGTATTGTCGTTTCTATTTTCATCCTCTAGCCTATAACTGTCATGTTGAATACTATCTTGTAATATTTCCATAAAAATATCACCGATTGCGTTTTTAAAATCTAATGTTAATACATCTTTATCATCTGGATTATACAACACTTCATACTTAAAGTCAATAGGTATTGACTCTGCATCTTCTAGGTCTAAAGGACTACCATCTTCATTTTTTAAAATTACTTTACTTTCCTTAAAAGTAAAAATTATATCTTTATAAGGACCTTCTAATATTACTATGGCATTTTCGCCAGTTTCTTTATTTACTCGCCAATCATAATTAAGCATAATGACAATACGAATGTATAATGTATTTTCTACCAGATACAGGTTTCAGGCCTGCATGATAGTATTGCCACGTTGGTGGAAACATTAACAATCGTCCTCTCTTTGGTTTTATTGTGTAAGGTAAGAATGTTCCTGGTTTGTATATGTTTAGGAACTGTGTCTCGCCTCCTTCTTCTACATCGTTAAGGTAAATAAAGAAGGCAAGAAATCTTCGTGCGGATTCATGGTTCATTACATCAACATGAGGATCAAAACGGTCATAATTATTTCCTAGATACCGTTTCATTCTCACGGCCTCATAACCATATTTCTCTGGCCACATCTTATCATAGATACTGCAATCTATTCTATAGCGTACAATATATTCTTGAAACAACTCAAGCAGTCCTTTCTGAACATCATCCCAACCTTGTGTAAACAAGTTTAGTTGTTCAAATGAGATAACATTATTATCAACATCTTCTTGATGCACGGTCTCATACATCTGGTGTTCATCTTCAAATTTCTTGATAAGTTCTTTACAACTTACCTCATCAATAACATCATTATAAACTTGTATATACTTATCCATAACAAAACTTATCTTTGGTAAATGTTTCTTTGCGTTCTACAAATTCAAACATAATGTAAATACGAATGAACAAAATACTTCGGGCTCGATACTGGTTTTCTACCAGCGTGTAGCCAAGGCCACATCGGAGGAAATATTACCATCGTTCCTGCTTTTGGGTTTACCGATAACGGCATATGTGTTCCTGGATTATATATCTGAGGAAATTCTGTCTCCCCACCTTCTTCTACATCGTTAAGATATATAAGAAAATTAAGGAATCTTTTTTCACACCCTGCTGTTGAATCCACATGGTCATCAAATCTATCATAATCATTAGGAAGATATCTTTTTATTCTTATGGCTTCATAACCATATTCTTTCGGCCACATTAAACCATCAATAATATTACACTCTTTTTTGTAAAGTTTAACAAAATGTAACATCGCCTTGATAATTTGTTCTCGTATACCTGCCCAACTATCGTGATTATACATATTGATTTGTTTGAAACAATATACTAAATTAAAATTTGTTTCGTGAATATCCTCGTATTCATGCTCAGAAGTATCAAACTTCTCAATAAGAAACTGACAAGATTCTTCATCCAAAACATTACTGTATGTGCGAATATAATTATCCATAACTAAACTTTTCTTTGGCAAACTTATCAAGCTTCTCCATTACTTCATCTGTATAATATTTTTCTGGATCATTGTTGATAGTCTTACCAAATGTCTTTGTGCCGTCAGGCAATTCTATACGAGTCGATACTGATTTGAATATACCTGCTTCTATTGCCAATTCTAAAAGACCATAATACTTGTCTAAACCCTTCGTATAAGAGAGCCTAACGTCTACCATTTGATTTTCTTTTGTCAGTCTAGATTTGTATGTCTTACAATGGATGATGTTACCTACGACCTCTGAGCCGTCTTTATCTTTCTTCTTTGATAGATAAATGATTGTTGATGCAGCATACTTGAGACCCGATCCGCCTCCCATCTCTTTCTGTGGGAACATAGAACCAATAACTTCATAAGTGTGGTTCGTCATTATCATAGGCACACCAAGTTTACCAAGTTTCAATGTCAGTACACGAAACGCAGCCTTAACAATTTGTGACCGTGTCATGTCTCTGGTTTCTTTGCCGGCCTGTGTATCTTCAATCTCTTTAGTAGTCGATAACATACCAAGACTATCAAGACACATCAACAGAGGCGGTCTGTCATCTTCATTTTCATATGCCTCTAGGACCTGTAGTGCCTGATATCGAAACTCTTGTACTGTAGTAATCGGTAGTATTGCCATTCGGGATGAATCAATACCACGACTTTCAATCATCTCTTTACTGATTGCAGATTCACTTTCAAAGAACACAACATTACCTGTCGGGTTCGCTTCAAGAAACGCTTGACATACACCTAGAACAAAGAACGTCTTGCCTGTTGCCGACTCTCCTGCAATCGCTGTAATTTTGTTCTGAGGTATCCCACCGTAAATACTACCGCTGCATAAGGCATTAAAAATATAGCTGCCAGTATCCACATAGCCGCTAATATCAGCGGTAGAAAGACCATCAGCAGCAATCGTCCCAAACTCATTACCTGTTTCCTTTATTATATTCTTGAGAAAACTCATAATCTAATCTCCAAATAATCCTTCAAGTGTTGCTCGGCGTTTGTGTCTAAAGAAATCAAAGTCTTTATTCTTACCAAAGCACCACACATTCTCAATATAAATTTTATTCATAAACTCCTCAAGTTCTTCTTTTGTCTTAAAGACATTTTTACCTTGAGGACGTTGCATGATTCTCATACCAACTTGACCCATCCAATGTTCACTTAAAGAATCTACAAGCTCATCACCTGACCGGTAACGAACTCCTTTAACTTTAGGATCCATAATGTTGGTCAATAAAAATCCATTATCACTTAATGAATTAAAGCTATTTAGTGCTACTGGAAGATAAAACTCATCACGCCACTTTTCATATTCATTAAACTTCGCCCAAGATTGATCTTCCTCAAATTCTCCACCTTTATTATATTCTTCTGTAGAAAAATATGGTGGGCTGGTAAATGCACAATCAACATCCTTTATCATATCCCACGGCAAATCTTCTGCACCACATCTATGAAGTTGTACAGTCTTGCCTGGTGCAAGGTTATCAAACTCTCTTACCATTTCCCAATACACTTTAAATGTATTTGGATTTGGATCACAACCAATATAATGTGTTGCGTCTGATGCAAAGAAACCAGCAAGACGGTCACCCCAACCCATAGAAGTATCAAGCACTACCTTAGCGTCTGTCATGTTATAGATAGTCTTGGCCACAATAGGTTTAAACTGTGTTGCAATATATGTACCCAAACGAAACGCAGACATATATACAGAAGGTGTCAGTTCTTCATTAGTATTAATACCTCTCCAGATTGCACCGATAGAACGCCATATCTCTTTTGCAGTTCCTTCTTCCCAAACTTGAGCTGGTGCTTTAAAACTATATGAACCACAACGCAATCGTAAATGATTCATAAAGTAATCACTACAGGTATTATATACAGATGGTGTATCTATAAGACCTAGACCATGTTCTGCAAAATTGTATTTGTAGTCATCATATTTTTCAAACACTTCCTTTTCTAATTGATCTGTTGGTGTAATGAACTTTGTATAGTCTGCCTTCTTAAGCTTACGAAAACTATCTACCATCTCACCAAATGATATTTCTTTAAACGGAAATGGCGGACGTACATCTGCAATATAGGCTGACAATGTTTCACGAAAAACATCCTTACCATATTTTTCTGTGCAATACTTAAACTCACCTGTATTTAAAACAGGTAAACCATTAGCGTTACAATGTTCGCCTAAGTATGTATATAATTCTTCATCAAATATCATCCAAACAACGCCTCCAGCGTTCTCTGTGTGCCATAACTTCTATCTATCGTCCAGTCTATTTCATCCACAATAAACTCCAACGGATCAACAAAAGACTTTTCAAACATTGTATCATAATCTATGTAATTTTGCAAGCCAAATTCCTTTGGGAACTCACCAAGAAATGCTATCACATTGGCCTGAATAATATTAGGTGTTTTGAGTAATAGATACTTAATCTTTTCACCATCTTGAATCAAAGGATATTTTTTAACCAAATTATGTTTTTTCAAAAGATGATTATAAAGTATTGCACCTTTGATATGCATAGGTGTACCTTTCTTAAATATACTTGTTTTATCACTCCATTTCTTTATACCATTAACAGACCTTGGGAAAGCAATTTCTTCTGTCTTTAATTTCATAAAGTTTTTTCTGAATGTTTGAATAAATGTATTTAATGTTTCCTCATCACCATTAACAATACAGGTTAGAGCTGACTTAATCATATCTCTACAAGGCTCTGGGGTAGAAGATTTGACTGCCTCTATACCCATGATCTTTAATTGAGGTTCTGCATATCTTACACCTTCACTATCATGGACGTTTAAGATATATCGTTTCTTGGCAGTCCAAATACCTTTGTCTGCAATAACCTCTCTGGACATTTCCATCTTCTGAGCATATGCCTTCACATAATCCGCAAGCTCTTCATAACATTTAGTAATGTAAGGTTCAATTTTTTCTGTGGCGATTTTGTCCAAGAAATTGACGATTTGTTCATTCGATACTCCAGCTCTATCACTGTAAGATAAAGCAACCAGTCTATCAAAACTGACGTAAATAGAATCTGTATCGGAAGCCACAATGTAATCTTCATCTTCCGTATGTAATATTTTATTGAGGTAATCATTAACTTTATTCTCGATCCATCTTATGCTAAGCTGACCACTGGTCGTAATAGCTGTGGCAAGTTTCTCATCATAATAACGAAAATACTGATTGCCGATTGCACCATAAGCACTGTTAAGTGCAATCTTTCTTGCCATCTGAATGTTGTTGTATTTTGAAATATCATTCTGATATTTTGGGTCTTTGGTATCTTCAAATCTTTGTTTAGCATCTAATGCATATCGTTTAAACTTCACACGATCACCATACATTGTCTCCATCAATTCTGGTAGAAATCCACCAATGTCTTTTCTAAAACAAGCGGCGTTTGGTGTTACTGTTAGTTTATCTCCTAATACAGATGTATCCACTTCTTTCTTTAAAAGTAAATTGACATCTATAGCCTTTGGGAATCTCTGACCTATCATTGTTTCCGGAGATATATTGTACTGCATAATCAAATGTGGATACAAACTGTTTAAATCAAATGACATAATCCAATTGTGTTGACCTGTGATTGGATCTTTTACATATGCACCTTCATACTTTGAACCTTTGGTTCTATGATCTCGTTGAGGTACTACTATGTTTTTACTTCGGAGATAATTATAGATTGTCACATCCCACATACGAACTTGTGAGAATACATCTATATAATTCACCTTCGCTTCATATGCCATAGTCAGACACAGCTCAAGTAATTTCATTTTATCTTCTAATGAATCAACAAGTTCTACGTCTTTAATATTATAATCTACAAACGATTGATAATCATTTGTATACCAATCTTTATAAGTTTCATATGGATTATTATGTTTCTGTTCACCCAACTCTACCTTTGCAATATAGTTTAGTGCATACGATTCTTGATTCTTATATGTAAACTTACGATACAAGTCCATATAATCCATATTTGCAACACCCCAAATATTATACTTAACCTGTTCTCGACCAAAGGTATTGACTCGTTCTTCTGTTACCATATCCCACGGCGACATATTGTTCCGCATCTTATCACCGAACAATTTTGTAATACGATTTGCAAGATATGGTATATCAAAAAATGTAGTGTTCCATCCTGTGATAACATCTGGTTGCACTGACACCATGAAGCCGACAAACTTTTCTAGCATCTCACGCTCATCAATACAATGAATGTAGTCTACATCGTCACGAGGATTATTATAATCATAGATACCCCACACCACAATCTTTTTCGTTCTATGATTCTTTACAGTAATACATAGGACTTGTTCGTCAGCAAGTTCAGGATCTGGAAAACCATTCTCTGATGCCACCTCAATGTCGATAGTCAACATGAGGATTTTATCTAAAGTCCAATCGACAATACCTTCATAGTTATCCGCAATCCATACATACGGATATCTTTCCATACCATAAATTATTCCAGGCTGTTCTTTATACTGAGCCAGAAACTCACGAGCCTCACTGATAGAACCTAACTGAATAGGCTCAACAGATTTGCCTGTCATAGTTTTAAACTTTGACTTCTTTTTTGAGGGAAAGTAAAAGGTAGGCTTATGCTTAACTTTAAGCTGAACACGCTTACCGTTCTCAATCGCTCGGACGAGAAGCGTGTTACCTTTTTGAATTATATTTGTATAGAAACTTTCAGACATTAACTAATTATAACACAGGTTACTCTTTAAGTAAAGCTTTTGGATCAACTTTAACTTCTGGCACAACAATGCCAGACCCAAATGCCTGTCTATAATTATTTACAATATCTTTTGCTGGTTCTGTTATGAAAACAATCCAATCTCTACTAATTTCAATCTGTTTATCGTCACTAAAAGGTACCCATGGTCCAAATCCCATTTGAACATTACCACCTCTAGGATCTCCCATGGGAACAATTTGTGCTGGGTTTTCTATTGTTACCGTATCTTCATTCTCATCTATATCTGCAACAATATCTTCACCCGATTTCAGTCTTAAAAGTTTTATTGACATTTTCTTTTTCTCCTTCACTCCAACCCATTATGTACCATTTGATACCTTCTTTCACCAAAAACTCTTGTATTTCCTTTTTCTTTTCTAAAGGAACATACATAGTTTCATATTTTTGATTTTCATATATAGCTAATAACATCAATCAATATTCTTTTTTGAACCTATATTATATTTTGTTTCTAATGTCCACTCATTTTTTTCCTTAAAAGATAAAACTTTTATCTGGGACAATGGCGCTCTAGGTTCACTGTTTCCTATAATAGTAATTAACCCCCAATCATCTAATAAACCAGTAATAGTATTTCTTCTCTCTATATCATTAATAGTTATATTAGTAGGTTTACCATCAAGTGCAAACAATTCTTTAAAATGAACTATGAAATATCTACCTTGCTTATGTAGTATATGACAAGATTGATATAATTTTCTTTCTTTTCTAGAAGCAACACCAATGCGGGATAATGTTTCTCTTACTTTAAGGAAATCGTCGGATTCTTCTAACCCGACTTCAAGCATTAAGTCAGGTGTCCACTCCAGTTCTTCCATGTTTACCGCCTCTATTCAACTTTGTTTTTATTATTTTTATTTGCTCTTTCGTAAGAACATCTAGAGCCTGTTTGGCTTTTTCATTACTATAGCCATAATATTCTTTCACAACATCTATATCTTTTATTTTAGAAGAACGCATCCATTTAGTAAATCGTTTGCGTTTCCTCAAACTATTTATTAAAAAGTCATTTTGTAACTTATTATCTAGAAAATGCATACGATTCATTTCATTAATATAAAAAATTGTATCTGTAAATGGTGCTAAACATTTATTAATAATATAAGCTGGATATTTTTTTTCCCAAAATTCATCTTCACCGTCCATGAGATTTTTCTTCTCATAGTTAATTTGTTTGAGATAATCTTTAAGAGCGTAAAGTTCCTCTTGAGGACCATTTCTTTTCTTGTAAGACTCCAAAGCGGGTTGAATGTTTCTGGGCTGCATCACAAGTAAACAAGGATCAAACATTACTTTTTCTCATTATTGATATGATGAGATATGGCATCTTTCCATCTGAGCTTTTGATGGGCCAACACATCATGTTTTATATTTTTTGTCTTGTATGTATTTTCTCTGAGTTCTCTTGCAGGATTACCAACCCAAACTTTACCTGGACTGATAAGTGCCTTCTTAGGCACAACACAACCCATACCAATCATCGACCATGCACCGATAACCTGATGTTGATGTATCTGACAACCAGACCCACAGTTACTTTCTTTCATCACATGGACATGACCCAACATAATAGCATCACAACTCAAAGTTACATTATCTTCAATAATACAATCATGAGCAACATGAGAACCTCTTAACATAACAACACCATTACCTATCTCTGTTACGTTTTCTGTTCCTGCATTAATAGTAATATGTTCACGAAACACATTATTATTACCTATTCTTGTATGACCATCTTTATGCCAATAACTTTTATGTTCAGCTCTAGTCCCAACAGAACAATAAGCCTCAAACCAATTATTATTTCCAATAATTAAATTACCAGTTAAATAACAAAATGGACCAATATAATTATTATCTCCTATTTCTACACAATCATCTACTACTGCTGTTGGATGTATCGAATTATTCATAACCAATTCTCCTTTACCCATCGTTGCTCCATTATTTGATGTGGTTTTGGACTACCATGAAAATATATAATACTAGAATCTTTTAATCTTTCCATATGATTAATAATGTGAACTTTATAGCTTAATATTTTACCTTTAAAAATAGTATCTAATCTTGGACTATCACCATAAGAATTTCGTAATAGTACCATTTCAGATGATGCTGGTGGACCACCTCCAATATTCAATTTATTAGTTTGTAAAATATTATATTCATCTCCAGTCCATAAATTCCAAAATTCCTCACAAAAATCATCATTACATATAGTTACAGCATTACAAACTGTTTCTGGAAATATTGGATCTTGACACAAGGCAATCTTAGCATCGTAGTCAAAGATATCATTTATTGATCCTGTTATTATAGTATCAAGTCCAATAGTAAATCTTTTACCAGTACATAAATCTGGTCGGTACATCTCCATTAGACTCATCCATCCATACTGGTCTACAGATCGTTTGAACCTAACGGCTTCAATAGGTTCTTTAAACTGATAATTCTGATCGGTCAAGCAAATAAAATTAAACTTACCATCATAGTTTCTGCTTATACCTCTATAAAGACGATCAACCCATTCTGGTGTATAAACTCCAACAGTATGTGGAATTCCAGTTTGCCTTCCGTCAAATAAAGCAGTTACTACTGTAACATCAGGTTCATATAATTCTCTACAATCCCAATTTTTCTTTATACCAATTTGGGTCGTCTTTAATAAGCTCACCTTCTCTGTACTCATAATTATCAGTCTCCGTATTCTCGTTCAACAAAACGGCACCATTACTTATATGAAACTTCCAAGCCATTTTTGTTTTAGGAGATAATGTAACATATCTTTCTATATAAGGTCTAGTCATCATCAAATACTTCCATGTATCTATAACTACCATCCTTCCGTGTCCTGGTTTTCTACTCCATACTGTATAAAAAACTGCATGATTTAATCCGACCATACTAGTCAAATCATCTATAGTTTTTGGTACATCATTACAATAGGCCACACAGATGATTGCTCCGCCGTTTGTATATACCTCTCGGCCGGCAGTGTGTCTAAATTCTCTATTGAGTTCTGGTCTAACAGGATCTTCTTGCCAAGGAAGATTAAGAGGCCATTCATCGGCGTATGTTATTTTTTTAATTTTCATCTGGTAAATATCTTGCAGTATGACACATTGCTTGTCTTATAGTCCAACCAACACCATCATGGTCTAATTCTAAAAGTTGTTTAGGTTCCCACCCCAATTCTACCAAATCTTCATCAGATAAGGCTAAAATTTTTCTTCCGTCAGTAGTTTCATAAATCATGCTATCGCTGTATTCATAACTGATGCGTTATATACATCTTCATTAATTTCACATCCGAGATACTGTCTGTTCATATCTCTTGCAACATACGGAACAACACCTGAACCTGCAAAAGGATCTAATACTTTGTCATCTTCCTTTGTTAGGTACTCAAGCATCAACTTAATAAAATTTTCATTCCACATATGAAGCTGTAATGGTCCACTAAAACCTTTCATTTTTTGTGTATCATAGACCATAATATTTTTAAGAAAATCTCCAGATCGCTTAATAGTACCTTGTCGTGTAAAGATCAAGCAGTGCTGATAATTAAAAGTGTACATATCTTTCTTATCTACTGGATGATTTCTTACCACAATCTTATAGTCTTTTAACTTCCAACCCAACTCAATCATACTCTGATAATATGTTATATGATTGGTTAATATTTCTCCATTAATTTTTCTATCAGTCTGAGCAATCAAAACAAACCCATCATCTTTCGTTATTCTTGAAAATTCTCGGCAAGCTTTTTGCTGAAACTCCTGATAACTTTGTATGTCTTTATCATACTCTGTCTGTGAAATATCTGGTGGGCTAGTAAAAACCAAGTCTACCGACCCAGGATCTATCTCCGCCATAACATCATAACAATCACCGTTTACAAATTGATTCCACTTCATTACTTGTTAATCTCCTACCTACACACCAAAATAAAATTTTCTGGTTCAAGTCTATATTTTCTAACATCCATTTATGTGCCTTCGCTTCATATATATCATCAAGATAAAAATTATCAACCTTCTGTTTCTCTGGTTTAGAATATGCTGATTTATATTGTACCAACTCATACTCTAAATCAAATGATGGTTCCCACAATGGGTTCTGATTTAGATAACCGTCTATCAACTTACGTCTATCAGGTCCAACTTGCACACCAATAATTCTTTTTACTTTCTTATTATATTTCTTTAATCCTTTTAGAACACAAGCAAACTGAATACCAACACCGAGAGACATTACTAATACATCTAAATCATCTGGAATATTTACTACTTGTTCTGCATTAGTATTAAACATCAAATCTCTATTTTGATAAATGTGTTTACT